TCACTACCCCAGCGGCCGCCCAACAGGGCAATTCGTTGACCGGTATTTCTGTAATAGTAATCGCTATAATATGTTGTAGTTCCACCTCCTACCGCGGTCGGAAATTCTGCGAATGGACAAACAGGATCAAAACCCATCACAGTTGGATATCCATCCGCATTATTATTTACATATGATAATTGTTCATATGGCGCAGCGAACACGTTACTGGCATAATCTGCCGGGGTTCTGCAAATCCAGGCCTGCAAATTATTGATATTAACTCCATCGATGAATTGCCAGATGCTTCCCCACGGATTTTCGATACCTCTATACTTGCATGAATATTTACCACTTGAATTGCTGACGAGTGATCCGCTTTTGGCTATGATCGAAGATGAAAATCCAGATCTCCAACCTTTGTTATAAATAATATTTCCGATAGCAACATTGAAAGCAGCACCGTCCACAGTGATAGCTTTATTGGAAGCATCATAGACATCGATGGAAGTAATCACCCGATTGGCGAATATCTGCTCGCCTCCCAATGATGTCCCTAGCCCGATAGTTTGACCAGCGAAATATACCGCCGCCACCGCATTAGCCACGATCACCCGATTGACTGCATTTTCGTTCACCGTGGCTGTATGCGCAGCATTCCATTGTCCGGAGGTAAACCCAGCCATAATGGATTGGCTATTCAGAGTAGCAAATTCGATATAGAACAAAGTTCTAATAAGATCGACAACATGAATATCCATCTGGTAATAACCCGCACCGTTATTCATGGCATAGGTCCGGAAATCGACGATATTCTTATTGATCAACGGGAATGTGCCGGATTTGCTTTCCAGCTTGGTCCCGTTCAGGTTGGCATTGTATTTCCCTACATCCACATAAGAAGCATTCGCAAAGCAGGACGGGAGATAGGAACTTCCAAAAGGACTGCCACTAACACGCCATGTTCTAGCAGCACCAACAGCGGTTTTTTCAATATAAAATCTTGGTATGCGTATAAAAACATTACCTAAAGCATCTGTAACCGGAATCATACCTGACCAGGGATAAAGGCTGTCAAAGTTATTCACTACTACACCAGCATCTACACCCGCATTGGCAACCAATCCTACCGCAGCATCTGTACGAGTAAGTGCAGGTGGTGCTGCTCCGTTCCAAGATGCGCCATAGATAGGATATGATACCCCTCCTCCCATTATTATCCTTCGTGCCAGCCCAATGCCTTTTATCCCAATGCCCTTCATGGTTACACTGTCCTGGCTGCCACGACCATCTGTACCACCATATCATCGGCTGCCGCATCCACCGCTGCGCTATCATATACCCGCACTTTTTCACCGGCAGATAGAAACATCGGCGGTAATGGAAACGATAGATATGCCCCCACGAAAGCGGTCATCAATTGCAGCCCTGGCGCAAACATATATTCCTTCGCCAGGCTGGCTGTCTGCACTATTCCAGCCAAAAACTTACCAGTCACATCCCCGGTCGAATCTTGCCTCTCGACTGTGATCTGACGGTTCCCCGCCGTTGCCGTTGTGGATAATTCTATCCAGATGGACAGTATTTCCCATTCAGTTGATGCCGGCACCGTGAAGGTCTTATCACTATCATTGGTGGTTTCCTCGGCTTGCAGGGCCACGCGCCAGGATTCGGATATTGGTATTTGCTCGCTGGCGCCCTGGAGGTATACCCTCAAGGCAAACATTTTCCTTGATAGTTGCTTTAGCACACTTCTTCCCTGAAATCTACTTAGTAGTGTCATCTTAATCTCCTTCCTAAATTTCTCTGCTTTATGAACGCCGCTCGCACGCGTTCCTCATCACCTCTGTGGCATTTCACCAATCGTCCCGGCTCCAATTCCACTTGAACCAGTGGCAGTAATGGGACCATAGGAATTCCCCGCCTCCCATGCACTACGATCACGCTGCTACCTCGATGCTTGCGCGCCGCCCTGGATGCGAACCGGTGATACACCAGGTACGCTCCCTGCGGTCCTCTACAGTTCCAGGTATATGGCACGTTCAAGAAAATCGCTTCCGAGCGCAATAATGCCCGCAAGAGAGCAATTTGCTCATCCCAGCCTTTATATTTCAGCCATTCCTCGCTCCACAGCTCGAATAGCCGTTTTGTGGCTTCGTTCGTCCTCCAGAACATCATTCCGGAGTTGTGGTATAGGATGTGCGGGGTTTTCAGCCAGGCTGCGGTTTTGGATGCCTCTTGACGATTATCCTGGAACGTAGCCGCCAGGCTGCGTGTCTCGGCTTCGGCGATCACAAAATCCCACCGCTCCAGCAGATCGAAGCCAATCATTGGCGATATCTTGAATTCGGTCTCTGCATCCACGTATAGTGTTTGCTCGAATGGGCTGATCCCCGCCAGCAATGGCTTGATCCGGCCAGCTTTGAACCCAAATAATGTTGAGCTGGTAAACGGGTCCACATTGCTCTCATGCGTTTTCACCAGTTTATGACCTTCGAAATATTTTATGGTCTGTGCATCTCCGACGACGAGCACCGGCATGCCCGGTTCGTGTTTCCACAATGATCGCATGGATGCTTCGGCTTCTCGGATCGCCGGGTCGCCCCAACAGATGTAGATCACCCCTCTGTTAATTGGCTTCGACCTCGGCTTCGGTTCGGATAGAAGCCATAATCCGCGTGGGTCCTTTGCTTTTTTGGGAGGGGACAGCACATTGATAGAACCATAATAATCTCGCGCCGGCGCGTAGCGTTCCCTGCCGGCATCGTGCAGGATCGCCACCCCTCCCGGGTTGAGCAGATCCCGCGCCACATCCAGGCACCGCACTCGCTTGCGTCCATCCACGATGATCAGGTCGAACGTGCCCACCTCATCTGCCTTTATCTCATGGTAACCCGGATAATCCAGCTGCAGCAAGGTTACATTGGGTGGTGTCTTGCCTTTAAGCGCCTGGGCATAATCCGGATTATGCTCGATCGATAACCATTCGATATCCGGAAATAACTCGGGCCAGTAGATCGTTGAGCCACCCGATCCCCATTCCAGCACACGCCTCGGCTTGCGCTCTTCCAAAACGACACGCAGCGCCTCTATTTCCGGCTTATCCATCATCGGGTAAGGTTTTAGCTCGATGTTAGCCATCGTTTTCTCCGGAATGCGATCGTGAAGTCTCTTTGTCCGATGTATTCCCAGATAGATCCTTTCTCGTCCCGCTGGGTGCTCCACCAGACGGTTACCGCATAGCATACGCCGGTGATCGAAGGGAAGAACATGTCGTGTAGTGCCACGATGCCTCCCACTTTGACCCGTGAGGCCCAGTTGCCCAGGTCTGTCATCACCGCTTCCAGGTTATGGTTTGCGTCGATAAAGAGCATCGCAATATCCTGGTCCGGAGGGTAAACATTCGCTGCTTCATCGGTGGTCATGGCAAGCAATGTTGGCGGTATCAGTCCGATCTTTTTTAAATTTTTTCGCCACCGTTCAGGTGTGGCTGCCTTGCGGTCATTTGGCATCGGTGTAAATGCATCTACTGTGGTTAGCTGTGCGTGCCAGATGGATGCCGCTTGCAGTATGATTGACGTGGTCCGTCCCATCCAGCATCCCAGTTCCACCAGCTTCCCTTTCCGTCTCGCCAGTTTATACAAAAAAGCCGCCTCCTGCCTCCGGTACAAGCCTGGAATACGGAAGGATTTATCCACCGCCTGCTTGATCTCATCGGCTGGTACTCTCATTGCGGCGCTCCATCCCGGCGTGCCTGACGGTGTTTGTGAAAGACGAATGCAGCACCCGATCTGTGGTGTGTGTTCCAGGGCGCTCTCATCGGCGCAATCCGCACCGGGAACCGGTGGATCGCCCGCAGGAGTGCCATTTGATCGTGCATCTTCCAGCGGCACCATTCCTCATACCAGGCCGCCATCATCGCCTCTACACGCTCGTTTCTGCAAAAGAAGATCACGCCGCTGTTAAAGTACATATGATGTCCGGTCCTTATTACCTTTTTGGTATGCGTAACCTCATCCTGCTTCAGATGTGGCCATTTATTCTCGACAAAAATGCGGTTCACATCCTGACCCAGCACCAGATCGACATAGTTCAAGAGATCGAAACCGGCCACCGGAGAGCTCAATACCTCGGTATCGGCATCCAGGAATAGTGTTTTCTTAAAAGGTGACAGCCGGTACATCTGCGTCTTTTGAGTGCGCGCTCCCCGGTCCTCCTCCGGATGGTGAATAGTATGATCGGCATCCTTGAATGTGGTATCACTCACCACCGCCACCGGTAGACTTCGCATCTGGCGTCTTAATGTTTGCATGCTGTTCTGTGCCTGATCGCGTGCCTTCACGCCGTATGCCACGTACAGCACTCCTTTTTCTGCAATGATTGCTTGCTGTTCTATGATCACTAACACTCCTGAGTTGAGGGGCGGATAATCCGCCCCTCATCTTATTGATAGGATCGGTTTAGCTTCCGCCCGATAGGTCGACCTCCACGAAGGCTGTCGGTCTGATCACACCCATTGCCGCCCGCAGTTCGGCCAGGATGGCGATCATGTTACGGATGAAGAAATCTGCGTGGCTGTCACTCACGCTGATGTTGGCCTGCTCGCGATCCCACAGCACCATCTTGCGCCAGTTACCCAGCCAGCCTGTACCCGGCGTTTGGAGAAATGACTGAGCAACCGGGTAACCCCATAAGGTACGTACACCTTGCGCTTGCGGCCCGCCCCAGTAGTAGCGCCCCTGCAGGTCTTGCTGTAGGTCGATGGTCTCCCAATCGGTCGGGTGGATCAGCCAGGCCGTCGGCACCTGCTTGCCATTGACCAATAGGTTGGTGATCGCCTTGCGTGTGGTGGTGATGATGTCTGTGTCGAAGGCCTGCACCAGAACGTTGGCTGTGTTAGCCAGACCGGTGAAGTTCTCACCAATACCATTCCCATTGAGCAGCTGGTTTTCCAGCTCCTCGGCCAGGTCTTCACGTAGCTCCTGGTCGATCAAACCGCGCAGCTGTCCCACGTCCGAGATCGCCCTTTTAGTGGCCGGAATCCAGGCCGCAATGGTCTTGACCGCTTCGGATACCCGCTCGAACATCATTGTTCCTTCCGGCTTTTCCCCACTCACCTCACCCGGATAACCGCTTTTTTCGGTCACGTTGGATTCGGCCACAGGAGCAGCCTGGGTGATCTGGGCTGTCTGGCGCACGAACTCGACCGTGTCGCCGGTCGTGGTACGCACGCTGATCAGGTCCCGTAGCGTAAGTTGATAACGCCCGAGTGGCTCGTAGATCCCGGTATCCTCCGGCGCAAGGAATGCCCCTGCGCTGGTCGCACTGGCTCCGGTGACCAGGTCCTTGCGAAATAGTCCAAAATTTTTGAATTCCAACGGTGGGGATGAGATTCCTTTACGGCTATCGGCAATATGACCTCCAGGTGCCACCTGCTTGAGCCAGTCCTGCCAGGCTTTCGATTGAATGAAAGCCTCGCCCAGGGTGTCGTACTCTGGGTTTGACAGGAACCGTGCGCCCTTGGGCTTACCGTTGCCATTCCCATTACCGCCTGGTGCACCACCCCCTCTAATCTCGATGCCTTCACCCAGGTCGATGATGCTCTTGCGCATTGCATCGTCATCCTGGATGGTTTTGATCTCGCCCTTCTTCTTCTTGGCGTCTTCCAGTAGCCCGGCTACTTTCTGGCGCTCTTCGGGCGTGAAATCACGCTTTTCCTTGTCGACCAGGTCGCACAAGTCGCGTGCATCCGTTAAGAACTTTTTCAGTTCTTCTTGCAGTTCTTTTAAGGTCTTCATTGCATTACTCCTTTATAAAAAATATTTGATTATGGTTGAGTCATGCCGACATTCCCGCTCGACTTACCGTCTCCGGCCTCGTCTTCGGTAGTTTCTGCATGTTAATCCTCTAACTCAATGATGCTGATTTGAGTTCTGATCACGTCAACCTTCCCGCTCGACTTACCGTCTCCGGTCTCGTCTTCGGGATTGTTTCCGCTAAGAGATAATGGATCGATTGATTTGAGCTCTGGAGGCTCAACGTCTGCATCCCGTAAATGTTTGGCTAAATGGTTCCACACGCCTTGGCGGTCGGCATCGGGGATCGTCGTCCCTCCCCTCCCGCCGTTGAGCACCCCGATCCCGGTCTGGCAGGCACGGATATTAGCCGCACCCGGGTTGCCATCCCCATCTATCATATGGTGGATGAAGCGCCAGGAGCTTTTGACCTCCGCATCGCCCTCCACGTCCTGCCAGGCATAGATCCGCCGGTAGTATGCAGTGTTCTCCCCACTCCGCACACGTGTCTCATTGGTTGGACCACTCCAGGCTGCATCGGTGGTTTCCGTTGAATGTGAGGCTACCGCCCGCTTGGCGCCCTTGATCGAGGTAGTGCGTGTATCGATACCTGCACCTCTTGTCACCGGCGCCACGCCCCATACATCTAGTTTTTCCAGGTAACGTACATCCTGATCC